CGGGAGCGAACATTCCGCTCGGTAATGCTGTCCTTGCCGAGTTGGTGCGGCCGGACACCAAAGTTTAGCCACGCTGAATAGTCTGAGGTGTTTGCCCGATAGGCCATGCGCATATCTTTTACCAGTCTTGATCGGGTTTTCTCTATATTCTGCATGTCCTGAATGTAGAAAAAGCCGAGGATATAGTCCCGTCCTTCCCGCTTTCCCTTTATGGATCCCGGACTGGAAACAGAAGAGTTTGGCACGCTGAGTTTAGCCGCCTTCCTCCAAAGTTTGGTGCCTGACAGCCGGCCCGTGACTTTATGAAAGGCGGCATTTTGAGCGTGCAACTCATCCCGATAGGGCTTTAAGACCTCTTTGATAATCTTTCTGCCGCCGCTTTCAATTGCCTTGCTGTCCATTTCCCGCAACGCTTTCACCAGAGCGGCGTGAGTCTGTATGGCCATTATGTGCTTACGTCGTGCCATCATCTAAAACCCGTTTGCCCGCACAACAAAGTCAAAGGATAGTTGCACCATGAATGCACCTTCGCTTTCAAAAAAGTCCAGACTGAGTATGTTTGTAACCCGTATGCGCTGAAAGAAAGAGGACGTTTTGTTGTTCAGCAGGCCGATCAGTTTGTCGGCCAGTTGATCGCTTTCCTCCCGGGAATTGAAGGAGTAACACAGAACATCCACGTCACAAGGGATCAAGCCAGCACTTCCATCAATAGTCTTGGCGTCAATTCCTATGAGTTTCAGTTCTACCAGATACCCCGCCTCCGATCCTTCCGGCACAATGTCCTGATAAGTCTCTTCATTTGTCTGATCGGCAATCAGTTGTTTGATTTGAGACCGGATCTCCGCAATACTGTTATTCATGTTGTTATCCCTTCGTTCTTGTTCAGCCGGGCGTCATAGGACACAGAGACTATCAACTCCCGCTCCCGCTTGTTAATCTGTATGGATGTGATCAAATACCAAGCGTTATTAAACTTGATCCGGCAATTGCTAGTGTTCAGTCCTGAAAAATACCGACACCTGATTGTGTATGTCTGATCTTGTATCTCAAGCCCGTTCCTGATTTGCTCCCGGGCCGTGATAGCCCGGACGTCCGCCCAGCACCCACGGAAGATCTCAAAGTCCAGATCCGGAGCAAGCCGGTTTTTGGGTGCGTCTTCTTTCAGCCGATAGAAAAAGATCCTTGTATCTAAACTGTCAGACTCAATCATACATTGAAAAATCTCCGCTTGTTAAGGATCTTATCAACCGTAATTGCGGTTTCCCGGGACAGCGCCGAGGATGATGTGCCCCGGTGCCGGAAAAATTCCTCAATCAACATCAGTTCCGCCTGCACCATGTCAGACGTGATCACCCGCCCTCTAGACTCATCCTCCGGGACTGACTCCGCATACAAATTGCAGTTAAGTTTGACTTTGATATACTCAATCGCCGCCTGACTGTATTGAGCAAATCTAGTCTCCATGTCCTGATCAACATCTTCCGGCTCCAAGTTTAAGTGCAACCGGATCATCTCATTGTCGGCAAAATTCATAATAAAAAAGGCGGATTTAACTCCGCCCCCTCCGTCTGTTATCTTTTTTTGCTGGATGTAGAAACAGCCTATGACGCAGTCTTCACAAGATACTTCAGCGCACAAGAGTCTACAAACAGTGAGCCATACCGCTTATAGCACTTGTACTTGACCACAAGATCGCCAGTAATGTCATCCTGCTTAACATGCAGACCAGTGCGCTCCACCACAAGGAAGCCACGCCGGAAATCACCAAAGATCACCGGGATAGCGTCTGTAGTATCAACATTCCCCATGTACTCATTAATCAGCAAAGGCCGGTTCAGGATAGTAGACGGGCGGTCTGCCGAAATTGCCGGTTGCCACAGATAACGGTTTTCTCCATCCTTCAGCAGACGCACAGCAAGTTCCGTGTTGGAGTTCATCATGAAAGCGCCATTAGACCGATAGCCGGGCTTTGCCTTGCAAAACAGGGTGATCAACTTATCCGCAGAAAAAGCGCCTGCAGTATTGACCTTTTCAAAGGTGCCTACAGCCCGGGTCTTGTCCGGAGTTGCCGCCAGAGTTGCGGAAAGCAGACCGAGTGGCTCCCCGGTGCCGTCACCAGTGGTTAGGGCCTGCTCCAGTGCGTCAGAGAATGCAATTCCGAACTCATCCATCAGATAACTGACTACATCAAACTGTGAGTCTTCAATCAACTGGACGGACAAATCAGCACGGGAAGCCAGATTGCCCCAAGAAGGCTCAATCTGCTTGAATGTCGGAGCATTCTGCTGAGTAATGGTTGCGGTCTCGGAGTCAAGCCACTCTGTCGCAACGCCGGACACCCTGACAGGCATGTAGAAATGCGGGGTAGAGACCACACGCCGCCCAACAGCACCATAAACAACCGTATTATCAAGCAGAGACCGCTGGATCTGAGTGTCAAGTTCGCTGGGGACAGTGTAGCCGCCATAGGCGTACAGAGTTGTCGGACTATCATCACCAACAACGCCGGTCTGCCCCTTCTGGGCCAGTTTCACGGAACTGCTGTCCCAAACAGTCGCAACCTGCGATTTGGCCCGGATAAACTGCTCAAGGGAGTCCTTGTAAGGGGTCTTGCTTTCCTTCTTCTGGACAGATGCCCCCACGCCCCGCTTGACCTGGATCAACTCCTCGGCAAGTTTCTTCTGCTCGGTCTCAAGTGCGGTTACTTTTTCAGACAGAACAAGTGCCTTTTCATTGTTGGACTCATTCATTTTCCGCATAGCGGTTACTGCAGACGTGATCTCCTTTACGGACTCATCAAACTGTTTCTGCAAAGTCTGTTCGTCAGCCATTCTTTTTTTCTCCTAGAAAAAGATTAGTCAATGTACGCATTCTGTTTAAGATCTCAATATCAGCGTCCCGCTGATCTTGTTGTTCATCCCGAACAAGCGCAGACTTGAAACCTTTTGACAGGATCTCTTTGGCGGCTCTGTGACTGAAGCCCGCCGTAACCAGTGCCTTCTCAGCGTCACGGATCGTCAGCTCGGACTTTATGCCAGTGATGTTTGCTTCTGGATTTGCGGGGATGGTCACTACACTCACCTCCAATAATTCTATATCACGGAAATGTAGAATATCATCATCAGCCCAAAAATAGTCTTTCACACGGAAACCAATAGACAGCCCCAAGACCACCCCGGCCTTGATCAGCGCATAGGCTTCTTTTGCCTGCTCAATCTCATCAATGAGCAAATGCCCTTTCAGTTCAAGACCTTTGTCAGTTACAAGGAATGTGTCCCAGACTCCAATCGGCTTGTCCGCCCGGTGTTGCCACAGCATAGGCAACGGCTTCCCGGAAAAGTTTTTCAGTGCCTCACGGTCAATGACTTCACCCTGACGGTCAACGACACCAAAAGCCGTCCCAACACCAGTGATACAGCCTCTTTCGCCGTCAAGCGCAAACTCAAACTCCATGGACTTTTGCTCAAAGTCCCCGACTGCCGGTACTCTCATAATCTTTTCCCCTCAAATCGAGCTGTCGTCTTCAAACTTTTGATCGTCGGTCTCTGTATGCCGGCCGCCCCGGTTTTCAGCGTTTATGTCCGCATTACTCTGACCGGTCTCTTCGTCAGAAACATTTGTGCGCCCGTTCACCGTGTCTGCCGTTGTTACTAGTTTCTCAATCATGCCGTTTTCGTCAATCACCGCCATGTTCAGCGGCACGATAAACTTATCACCGCCAGTGTAAGCGTGCATATCTTCCATGTCACGGCATTCATTCCGGCTCAAAATACCATCCTCAATTGCCATCCGATAGACCGAAAACCTGGTCTTCATGTCCATCTTCAGCAGGGTAGAGGTTAAGAATTTGGCGGAATAGTTACCCCGGTCTTCCGGGCTGAACAGCCATTCAACCCGCTCCTCAATTTTCCGCAGATACGGGCCTAGACAGTGTACCAGAAAGAAGATCTGCTGTTGCTCCACGTTGTTGTACGTGGAATGCTCCATTATGCCGACCATGTGCAAAGGGACTTTGAATATAGACGCAATCTGCTTCATGATAAAGTCTTTAGTCTCAACGAACTGAGCGTCTGAAAGGGAGTTGTTGGAGACCGGCAAAAAGTCCATGCCGTTTTCCAAGATCATGAACTTGCCAAGGTTTTTAGTCCCAGAATAGTTTTCTGTTATGTCCTTTTTCAGCCGGTCAAAGGCATCATCATCCAAGACTGAATCTACCTTCAGTTTGCCGGAAAGGTTGCACCCGTTTTCCACAAATTGAGTCCAGAATTGCTCGGTCATTCCGGCCATCTTGAATGTGTCCTTCAGTTGGACTATCGGGGAAATGCCTTTGATGTTATCCGTGGAAAACAGTTTGACGTGCCAGATCCGGGGTGGATTGTCATAACTGTTCGCTTCCTGTAGCTCCCCTTTCAAATCGGGCCAGCGATACCGGATTGAGCCGTTTGTCAGCCGCTCACATTCCATAGTCTCGTATGGGATAACCCACAATGCGGTTATATCTTTCCCGAGACCGTTGCGCTCAATCTCACAGAAGACGTTGCCATTCATGATCAATGACACCAGCAACTTCTCTTTGAACTCAGACGGCGTATCATTTGGATTTGGTGACTGCTCAAAAATCTTGTAAAGCGGATGATCTACAGCAAGGTCTTTTTCACCGTTGTTTTGCCGATAGATTTTCAGCGGCAACATCGCCACAGACTCAGAGATAACACGGACACAAGCATAGGCGGTGCTGATAGACAAGACTTGCACCTGCCTGTAGTTGTACCCTGTAAACGCCGCCCTCACCGAATTGTTGTTCTTTTTGACAGGTTTCCTAGATTTTGCCGTTTTTGTTAAAAAACTGAAAAGCCCCATATCCGCACCTAAATAAACCTTAAACCTTTACCCGCTTTGATTAATTCTGCCGTGTCTACTCTCGGCTCATAATTCTCTGTCCGGTTGGCCGCCATGATCAAAGTGACAGCACCATCCTTTTTGTTCACTTTTGGATTGCTGTTTGTTGGGAAATCGTTGCCGTTTTTGTCGGTTTTGGACTCCACGTTCTGCATATTCCACGTCAAACAGGGGTTGCCATCATGGTGTATGCGCTTGCTCATAATGGCACCAGTCAACTCCTTCATTCCAGCGTTCAGATTTTTTGTGTTCTGCGCCATTTCCAAGACCGTCAGACGGGGGAACTCCTTTGACAGTGCCGTGATAATGGGTCTGGCGTTCCACGGGTCAAATATGACTTCCTGAACCTTATTATAAGCCTTAATTTTAAGGACCAGTTCCTCGTAAATGTACTGGCTGTCTATCTCCGCTCCCGGTGTTACCGTCAAGACTTTCCCAGACAGTGTGTTCTGGCTGTCCATCATGGATAGCGTCTGATACCGATTGTAATTCGGGTTTTCAGTGTCTTCAGCCGTGTCCTGCGGCAGATAAGTGTCCTGAAAGACGTATAAATGCTTGAGTGCGTCCGCTTCTTTCCGGACAAACACCGTGGTTATCACGGTCAAATCAAACCGGGCCGCCATATCAACCGCAATGAAGCAGTCACAGTCTACAAAATCAAGAATAGACAGTTGTTTGTTTTGGAGAGACTGCCATGCCAGAATGTCAAAGTAGGCGGACTTCTGCGATACCCACACATCCAGATGTTTTGTCAGATAGTCCGTGCGCTGGCTGACAAATCTGACAGCGTTATTCATGGCCCGGACAAGGTAGTCTTTTTCTACGGAAACACCAAAATTCGGGTTTGCCTTGATCAGACTTTCCACCTTGTACGGATCATCATCCTTATCAATGGAATAGATCACTCCAAACAAGGACTGATCCATTATGTCTTCCGGCCCTGTCTGATTTTTTAAGACCCTGTCGTGTAATTCAAAGCATGGTGACTGGATGTTCTTTCCGGCCGTGGTAATGCCCATGATAATCGGCTGGTCTCTGGCGCCCTGACCTGTCGCCTGCGCCTGATACAAAGCGTCTGTCGGGTGCTCGTGATACTCATCCAGGATAGAGCAGTGCGGTGAGTCTCCGTCCCGGGGCTTTGCCACAATGGGGCAAAATACTGAACCGTCTGCCAGTTCCATGAACCGCTTTTTAATCCGGACACCGTACTTTTTACGCAACGCCGGAGACCGTTTCAGCATTTGCGCCGCCGGAGTAAACACCTTCAGCGCTTGATCTAGTGATGTTGCGCCACAATACACCTCAGAGCCGCTTTCATGGTCACAGAGGAACATGTAAAGGCCCACAACCGCCGCCAGAAAACTCTTGCCGTTTTTCCGGGGGATCTCAATGTAGACTTCCCTGTATCGTCTTTTGCCTGTGCTTTTCCACTTCCAGCCAAAGATGTTGCCCAAAATGAACTTTTGCCACGGCTCGGTCTTAAAAAAGCGCTCCTCTACAGCCTGTGACGCCCATTTGCCTTTGACGTGTTGCAAACATCCAGCAAAACAGCAGACCCGCTCAACCTCTACCCTGTCCCAAATGAAAGGGAAATCCGGATCTTTTTCACGTTCCAGATCGGCCAAAAACTTACTGCAAGCAAGTCTGATCGACTCACAAACAGAGATTTTCCCCGCAACTACCTTCTGGGCATATCCTATCGCTCCCCTAGAATGCTTGAACCCCCGTGCAAACAGCGGAGTCTTTTTCAATCTCATTAAAGTTCACTTATGATTTCTTCTGCCTTTTCAATGTAGGTGCTCCCTCCCTCCTTCGCTTTTGCGATGAGACAATTCATCAATTCAGTCTTTGGATCTAGCCGCAGACTTTGCATGCTCCTCATCATCATTGCAAAATTCACGGAATGCACCGTATGAACCGCCGGGGACAGACTCCCGTCTTCTTTCCGGAAGGTCAATTGATTGTCAAGCAGTTCCTCCGGACTCATAACAGTTATCGCAAATGAGTTGCAATAGTTGATCAGCAAAGTCAGGTGAGACGGCTTTAATTGCTGGCGCTTGACCAATACGGCCGCCGTCTCCTTAAACAAGTCTTTTGCCACGTTATTCAGCAATAAGCCTTCCACGGTAGTGACGCTCGGGACTTTTGAATAAGTCTCATCCTTGTTCACGTCCTTCAAATCGCTCCGGGGTCTTCCTGCCCCGACTCGGGTTGACGTTTCCTTAATTCTGACTTGCCTTTTTGCCATAACAGAGACTCCTAGCGTTTCTGTGAATTATCGTAACACAAAAACAGGTCTAATCCGGTTAATTTGCTCAATTTTAATT